GTCTAACAGTGGTCCTATTAAAGTAAAGAATAGGGTTCTTTCTTCATAGCATTGGCGATTATGCCCGAAGCCGGGTCTATATAATACAACAATGGTGGACCAAGATACATATACAGGGAATAATCATCTGCAGCAGCCACATAACTGAGTAAGGGCTCTGCATTGTGTTTATTTCCTGATAACATAAGGGTCACGCTATGCGTGGGGAGAAGATTACGTTGGAGACTTTCGCGTGTGTACTTTTCACCATGCGTCTTGTAATCTGCTTGTTGCGTTGTTAGAAATCGATACAAGCAATAAAATGGAAGTTCGATTTCAACAACTGGATTGCCATCCGTATTAGTAACGAATAAACCTCCTTCACCAGTAGGGAAGTTCTTGGAGTAATCCACTGACATTCTTTCATAACGTGCTGAACCTTTCCAACCTTCTATATGTTGGTATTTAGGTTTTGGCCAGGTGCCTCTGGCCACAATGAGCATAGGTGGAATAGCAATCCATTGATCGTTGTTTGTACTCTCTCCGGGTGTCACCTTACACAAATATTTCCATCGTATGCCACCTCTTCGGCAGGCATACGCTGGGGAATAAAATGATAACCAACTATTCTTAGCAGGGCACCAACCATATTCATTGCGTGAGGGGGCTGATGGAGTGGTACTAACATAATTAGGTGCCCACAAATTTATTGCAGTTCCATAAGTTTGTGGGTAATCAGGCAAAGTATAAATGATAGTGCTATTCTGTGAACTTTCAATACCAGGGTCATGATAACATGGTAACGCCATGTGGAAACAATAACGTTTCATTAGAGTACGTATTGAGACAACGGGATCTCCATAAAATACACCAGAGGTGGCTTCATCAAGTTCAGGTACCGATGGCCCAAGATAAAAATCTGCCGGACCTGGTAACACTGGTTTATGCTCAGGTTCGACCTCTTCGAAACCACCATGTGAAACGGCCATTGTAGTAGGGGTTACGGCGGCGAGACCATGGGGCTTCACAGGAGTCCATCTCTGAAGAGAAGCTTCTTCTGGATTAGCAACATCAAGATCAGGGCAAGAGACAAACATATTGATATAAGCTGAAGGAATATCTTCTGAACCAACAGTACCAGAGGCAGTAGCTACCAATTCGTTTACTACATAAACACCTATGACGCCATTACCCCATTCCTCCTTAAGCGAAGAATTGTCGGCACTGGACCCAGTCACATATAAGCTACCAGTGTCGATAGCTTTGTTTCCTGGATCTATGCTGGCTGGATAATATGTTGTGGAAGCACCCCATCCTACATCAACGGTGAAATCTCTATTTTCTGCCAGATCAATAATACATGACATTATGTTAGAAGTTTCCCACAAAGAATTGCCTGTTTGTTCCTCGATTTTCCGAGGATCCCAAACTATACGTATTCGACCACGATGAAATTGCGATGCTATTACTTGGAATCGATATCTCATGGTACCACGCCAGGATCCAAAAGGCAAAGCAGCAAAGCAACAACCCGTCATATTATGTTCAAGTAAATTGAAATCTGTAGACCCAGAAGGTTGCTTGTTAATGAACAGAAGAGGTGTGACCAAACAATTCATTAACCGCTTTCCAGCCTGATGAGAAGTTCCTGAAGTGCCAGTAGCCCCCTTCCATTCGAAAGTAGCATAATAAGATTCTCTGCCTGCAATAGAACGTATAGACATTTCGTCTTTAGGAAGCAGTCCAACAACACGAGGGTCTATAGAAACTTCCTGTTTAGAATCTAATGTCAGTTTTTGGCTAGTGTCTCCAGCATCGGTATTAGCAAGATTCCCGAAATATATAGGCTTATATGGAGTTATATCCTCTATAACGGTAGGTCTAGAATAGCCAAATATGGATGCTAATTTACCAACTCCACTTGCTATTACTGACGATGCACGTGCATAAGGACCAATAATTGGCGCACTAGATAGCGCACCAGCTGCCAATGCTACACTGTTGGCAGCTTTGCTAACAGGTCCACTGCCGTATTCATCTCCTGCATGAGATATTGCAAGCTTTCTCCTCTGTGTAGAGGGAGCAACAATATTTGCAGCAGGAACTGAATTGGGCCAGCTATAGGACATTTTATAATTTCCAGTAGCGTCTTGCGGCTTGATATATAATTTATGTTCCATAGTGGTAGTGAGTGACAACTTAGCATTTTCCATCCATGCGTATGCTGTTATGGAAACGCGAGCCGTGTTAGTAAGGGTTAGAGACTTAAGTGGATTCAATTGGCAAAGAAATATTTTCCCTAGTTTATCAGCATTACCACTAGTAAGATCAAGCCAATTTTCTGGCCAAAGAAATGGCAATTGAAGAGTGCCACCAGTGGAAGTTTGAGGCATCAGGAAAATCCGAGGTTTCTGGGAGTGACGTACAAGGTGGTCTCTATCCATAGTGAAAGTGCCATGAGCCGGAACTATTCCACTTGCATTCACATCAGTGACTAGTGGATATCCAGCAGTGGCATCCCGGGATTGTAAGGGATGATAGTAAGCCATCATACAACCGTAACTAAAACCATTAGCATTAATAACAAACTTAACATGTAATGAACCCTGTATGAGTTTGTATGTTTCTATTTTCCGTGCCACATGGTGATTATTTAAATATAAAAACCAAGGGTCAATAACGGACACTAAATCCTGGGCATCAGCACTAGTCCAAGTTTGACGCCAAATACTTATAGGTCTCTTAAGAAACTCGCCCAGATCGGTATTATCTGAGCAAGCAACGTCCCGTGTGCTATCCATAATAGAAGGCACAGCGGCGCCCCATCCGGGGTCTTGATCAGTGAACTGAGTCACTTGCGAGCGCACATTAGGTGAAGCTACAGAGCTCACCACAGGTGCTTGGGTTTCAGATGATGTGGCATCTGATCCATCTTGAGTATTAGTAGTAGCGGTGTATTTGAAGTTTTAACAGATACTAAGATTCACCAATCCAAGTTCTGCGAGCCAATTGTTTGTGTGCGTGGCACACAACCGTGAAAACGGTCTATCTACCGTACGTGATACATGCTCACATCAATTATGGGGGTTGGCACCCATAAAGTTGTCAGTAATCTTTGAATCACGCTGCCATTTAACGTCGGGCGAGACGAAAGATTCGGAATGTGACAATAATATATTTTCACGCATATAATCTATCGAAGAAACGCTCTCAACGTCGAAATAATACGGATATTTTTCGAGTATTCTTACTGACCATAAATTAGATAGAGAACCGATAGATTTCCCACTATCACTTTCATGGTTATATAATGAAACATATTCCTTACGGTGGGTCTGCATATGTATACGAGCCCAATCGTCAAATTCATAATGCAAACGTAGTAATTCTAAATTCCATCCCTGAGAATCAGCTAACAACCGCAAAAGTTTCTGGTTTTTATTGAAGATAGTGCGTCCATGGTAAAAGAAGGTTCTAGATGCTAATGTTAAGTTAGACTGTGTTACCGTTTCGGGTGATTCAGCACCTTCTAAAATGCAGCACAATGACTTAAGTACAGAATCTTCACACAATGCACCAACAGGTAAATAAATCTCAGGTACAAATACTGTTCTCCTTTTGAGGAAATCGACATCCTCTTTACGGAAGAAGGTAATATTTTTATCATCGCTTTTATCTGGTGGTGTAAATACTATACCGTGATTTTCAAGATATGCTTTCATTTGTTTAAAACAAAAATCATCTGCTAAACATTTATTAATTGTAGCTATAGCGTCATCGCCATAAAAACTAGCCGCACAAATAGACTTGAAAGGTCGTATCTTAGATTTATTAGAATATAGCTGTGATGAGTAATATGCACACCTAAATATGAGGGAATTTACAATAGAATTCACATAAACTGTAAGATTGTGGCCAGAAGGATTAGATCCAAGTAGGCCGACTATATCCCCATTTAAATGGACGAGTGGATATGACAATTCTGTAACCAGCCCTTTCATGATCAGAAGATCATCAGGACTATAACTCTGACATCTTTCAGCACATTTAATCATAATACCGAGGGCAAGTGTAGAAAGTTGAGCAGGCATTCGCAAGTCATACTTAGAGTAATCACCAGCCAATACTCTTTTGGGACCAAATTTGAAAACATGTGAATCCCACTCATACCACTCAGGACCTTCTGCAGAAATACCTACAGCACATTCAGTGGTTAAAGGATTACAAGAAAATATACGAGCTATTGGCAAGAAATACTTCCGAACTAACAATGATAGAGCCATTGGGGCCGACTGAAATATACGAACTTTATCTTTAGTGATCTTAGTTGGCTCATCTTTGAGCGATGCATAAAATACACACATAGGCCTCACCCCTTTCAGTAATAGTTTTTCACACCTATTCACTTCTTCAAAAAAGAAATTATCTAGTATGCGTGGGTGTTGATAACCAGTATAATCACCAATATTGGGATCGGCATCCGTTATGTAGTCAGTTTTGGGTCTATTGATTGGATAACCAACAGAAGTTGTCATGGTCAATGCATCTATGAATCTACATTGTGGAATCCCGTTAACATTGGCAATATCATTAAGGGGCTTTGCCTGATGGAAAAAACTATAATCTATCCCGCTCATAACTTGAGTGAGATAATCATTATATGCAAAAGTGACATGTGAACATGGGAGTCCAGCTGGGCATTTGGCTGCATATGTCAAATAATCAGTGTTGAAAACCCAGTCCTTGTGAAAGGCGGGACCAGCCCACTTATCACTAATTTGGAAAAGTTCACGCACATATGGGGATATCGGAGTTTGCGTACATTTAGTTTTGTACTTAATACGATGCACTCCACAACCCAGGTGCATGGCAGCAGTGGATATGGAACTAGCTTTTTGAAAAGAAATAGCCGATCGTGGATGTATTTTAGTACTTGAAATGATTTCTTTATCATAAAGCTTGTCAGGGACTTCCCCCCAACTAGCATGTGTATGGACTAATGGTGCCTTACATAGTTCCTCTATTCCCTTATCAATTTGAGAGGGAAAGATAGTACCAGATAGACACTCCTTGTATGGGTTGTCTTTATCATAGACTGCACCCAAATGCAAACCTAAAATACACATAGGAGAATCAAAGGAAATGAGTGGGGCACCACACAATCCTTCATAGCTCTGGGCATTGCCATGCAGAAAAGAAGTGTATCCTGGAAAGTAATCGCACACCATACCAGTGGTGCGCAGGTTTTCAGAATATGATTGCACATTGCATTCCCACGCTAAATCGACATTGAAATCATTTTTGCTTAAGAGTGCCCCATAACTAACTTTTTGAGGTTCAGTGGGGAAAAAGGAAGTGATATCACGACACTGATTGGCTCTAGAGAAGAATATTATACATATATCTGTATTGGGAATATGATACAACATAGTTGTGTCTAACAATGAGTCAAAAGTACCAAGAGTAGAATTTTCGGGTCCTACTGAAACTCTTACTGAGCCCTCTTTAAAATTGGTTACAGCATGTGCGGGTATAAGGCCAAAATTGCCCTTAATCATCAAACACTGACATTTGGGTCGTCTGTTCAAACATACATCATCAAAAACTAAACGACGTAAGTTACCATGAATAATACGCTTAAAATCATCACGGGACATGCCACGTGTTCTAATGAAAGTGCTAGGTGCGTGAAAGACTTTTTGCCAAGGAGAATCCTCAGTGTCCCGAGATTGTACTTCAGACACATGTTTAGGATTCAAATTTCCATGGGAAATATTTCGCCTGGCATATAGAATCCTTCGGGCAACGCTTGAGCAAATAAATAGAGTAGCAAGACTGGCTGATGACCATATAGTTATTTTGAGCCAATTTTTACTGATATACTTAAAAGCGTAAGAAGCGACTACATGAGATCCAAATAAATACGTTGCTATGCGCAACTGTCTATACTTACAAACACATGTATCGAGAAATAGGCTAATACCTGTGACAAAACCGACCGGTATAGCTACTAAACTAAGACCGAAGGAAGCTAGGCAGACGGAAAAGGTGGCACCAAAGAAGTAGCGCCAAGATCCTGGTTCCCTAGTGGTGAGTAATTGTACACATTTCCACCGGGAGATAGCAGCAACTGTCTGTGCTATCCAAGGAGTATCGGGCAAACATGTAGCAAAACGAAATACAACTTTGTTGTAAAGACCATCAAAATATTTAAGAGCTGCATTTTTATCCAAACGCAGAAATGTTTCATCAGTGCTATCACCTGTGAAGGGAGTAGAGGAGAGAAGTTTAAAACGATTTCTCCATTTATCTTTAAACCAAAGTATGACACGTGTGATGCAATTATCTGCTTCACACCCACTATGTTTTTCTGCAACAGGTTTGTCTAACTCAATATCAATTTCTTCAGGTGGTGAGAAATCCACACCACCATCTTCGGTTGCAAGAGTATTATCAAAATGATATTCAATATCACCTGTTTTACAGGTGCAAAATTGTTGAGGGACACGACACACCTTACATTGATTACACATTGAAAGGAGGTCTTTGTCATCAGTGGGAATTTGGTCTTGATTTTTAAAATGCGTCTGGGATGTAGCATCCAAATACTTAAATAGTTGCTCCCAACCCATTTTATTGAGATCTTGAACAGTGCCATCAGGATAAGTATATTTCATGTTTGTAACACGAACCAATGCATTTTTGTCTAAACTGTCACGGCGGAATTCATATATGGAGAAATAGAAAGCATCAACCCATGTACCTTTAGGATAGGCAGCCATCTTATCTTTATCCAAAGTACCATTCACAGTCTTAAAATTATTACGCAATTCAACTTCTATCATAACGTCACAACGTCGCGTAATCGATAGTGGCTCTATTGAATACGTCTTAGCACCAAAATCCACCACATTAGACGTCATAACGACTGCTTTAGGTCGTATTGGGATGGTTCCTTTGTCCTTAATGTCAGCCTTAGTGGCTGTGGCTGGCATATTATTGACATAACGCAATATACGTTCTGTGACTGCTATACCATTATTGCGCTCAGCAATAGTATTAGCAACGTCATCAAGTATAAGTCCAACAGTATCAGTATGAATATTAGATTCGTACTTGTCTGCCAAATCAACTCTTGCGATAGCATGATTGGATTGTGAATTTATTCCATTAGCTTCAAAAACAAAATGTAGAAGGGCTGGAGCAATAACAGATTTTCCAACACTAGTGCCACCGTAAAGACCAATAGTAAAAGGAGATATGCGCCCTTTATCATTTCTATACTTAGCATTTGCATGGGCAAGTATGACATCAAGCTCTTTAATATGGCGGTCTATGTGAGCAGTTGCGAAACCATCACGAAGATCACACCTATAATATACAAGGTCTTCACGCAAGATTGATATGTCAGTAGTAAATGCTTCAATATCTGTATTCAGTTCTGAAAATGATTTAGCATTATATCCGACGAAACAATTGATTTCATGAATACGACGAAAACGTTTTTCCAGATTTTGCATATTCCTGGATGTACCAAGCAACGGCAATAAAGATTTCTCCCGAGCACATTTATTAATATTTTCACCAATGATTACGATGGTGTGTAAAAATGAGTCGACTAAGGAAGTGGCAGTGTAAGTACGTTTATTAACAACTGGAAACAATGCCTCTAATATTTTTTGTTTGTTACCGGAAACCCCAGAAACATCTATTATCTGTAGTGAAATTGCAGCTAGGAAGAGTTCCCGAACGTGTTTAAATAGGTGATTATTCCGAAGGCCGTCCCAATTACCTACTACTCCACGCAATAGAGTTAGAGGGATTAAATCATTTTGTGTACAGCAGTCAGCAAAATTAGATCCATCAGCACTAAGTTCGTCACCAGAATGTGTATGAGCTAAAGCTTTTTTAACTTTAGAATAAGCGCATGCACTAAGTAAACTTAGTTTAGCAACACAGGCACTTATGAGTTTCCACTCTAAAGGGCCAAGCCATAAATAGATAACGCCCCAAATAAATTTGAAGTCTGGGACATTCATAATACAATTGACCATGGTGCCAAAACGCGTCACTAAAGAAAGAAGACGCAAGGCTAATGGATCTGAACCTATAGAACCAATTTTCTTGGTCATTTCAGATAAAGGGATAAAAGACCATCCTGCTTTCAAACAGTAGGCGTCAAAAGAATCTGACATAGCAGCACCCATAACATCGGAATTACGTTCCCCAGTGAAGAGCTGTGTTACAAATTCGGTAAGGAAAGATGTAGTTCCAAAAAGGGTATGTGAGTCTGCAATTCTACGCGGTTTGGGTTTGCGATGGTTTTTATTGCGTTTAGTAAGTTGACGCTGCTCTGAAGCAGCAACCTTAGCGATACGCTTAGGGTCCTTCCACTTACTAAGAAGGTGTGGTGAGGTTTTCTTTTCCTCTACTAAATTTTTATTTTGTTTTGTACATTGAGATTTTTGAGATAGTTTATGTCTCTTTTTCTCTTTTAAAACTAATTTTCTAATTATATCTAAATTATTTCCTAATTGTTTTTGTACGTAATTTTGCTTACATGATCTTTTATAATCATCAAAACATGCATGAGAACAAGCCACGCTATTAGGTTGAATATATGGGGAAATATTCTTTCCTAACAAAAAACATAAAATGAAATCATCAGCCGTATGATCACGACTGGTAGGGGAAAAAGTACAATTTATTCCTAGAGCATCCATAATTAGTATGTTATACGTAATGAAGATGCCTAAGAATATCATGCACCTAATAAAAGGTGTATTGATAGTTCAAAGGCGGTACCCAATAAATTAGCTGCTTGAAGTCCAACTAGGATCATCAAAAAGTAGCAGTGTTATTAATAGGGCACACAGTTTTTCATTGTGACCTTAAAATTTAATCAAAGTCCCAACTACGGTGATATATTATCCGATTCATTATTCTCCACAATCGGTATACTGGATGGGGGGTAATTTTTGAGGGGCCATAGGCATCATGATAGATGCACAACCTCGGGAATTCCAAACACTAACTGAGATGACCGAAACAACCATATCAACGGTTGCCTCTAATCACGGCAGTTTGCCAGTCAAAAATAGGAAAAAGATACTAGTTTGGTTAATGTAAGTCCACCAAACGAGAAGACATGGAAAAGTGAGTAAAATCACTAAGAAAAAGGAATAATTGGATTATTACGGAAAAGTGAACAAATCACTATGAAGGAAGAAATTACCTAGGATATATAAAATATTCTAGGAGGGGGGGGAGTTACAACACTCCCCCAAAATGATATTGATAACAATATCGGTAAGCAATAAATTTAATGTATATGATATAAAGTTTGCTAAATGGTGATGGGCATCACTTACAAGAATATTGTAAGGAGGGGCATTAAATAATTGTTGTAAAATAATCTCGTAAGATTAAAATTTTTAATATAATAAGTAGAACGAATTCTTAAGATTGAGATTTTAAAACTGGTTATTAGATACCAGAAAACGTCGAAAGACAAGACCGCACAGCGGTAAGTGTACGGGCTCA